GCTTAGTGGTTCTCTTACCGGTACTGCCGCCACCTGTGAATATCTGGCGCTCCCTAAGGGATCGCACGCTACTCACTTCGCCCAATAAAGGGCGGACGGGCTTGGGAGAATCAAATCCCAAACCAGATGTACTTTAGTACGGGCACTGCGCTTGTCGCGCAGCGGGACGACCATCCGGCAGTTAGCCAAGCGTTTAAGCTTAGCCAGCCGTCAGGCGACTCAACCTTCCGTGGAGGACCAAAACAGGCTATTCGCCTCTGGTACCTTTGGAAGGACGGATTCCAGCGGGTCACACCTACGTTTTTCCAACGTAAGTGCGGATTCGCTGACATTGGGCCATGGCCGGGATGAACCGGCAAATGAACCAAGTCCGCCACAAGTTGAGCCGTGTTTGGAAATCCCATGTTGTACAATCGGTTCGCTGTGTCAACGAGTGGGAGAATCCCACTCGCGCCAGGTGACCGGTCATCTCGAATCGAGTATCGCGAGGGCGAAATGGAGCGAGGGCGCACGACTGTGACATCGTGACCGTCAAACCACTCCGCCCCACACGACTCTCGGAATTTCGAGCGGTAGCAACATTTGTGGACGTTGGGTTTCATTCCTATTTCCATGAGGAATGATAATACATCTTCTGCATACGCTGTGGGAACTAAAATGTCGTCCCCGTACACGTACACATCCGATATACTCCAATTCACAGAGAGGTAAGCACTGACCGTAGCGTAAAACACTATGGCCTCGACAGGAAAGCACAATGCGTTTCCCATCGGCGTAAAACACCTGAGGGGGGTTATAACCCCATCTGGTGTACGCGCGAAGTGTGACCTCAGAGAGGAAAGGAGCCGCCACCAGTCGTTAGGCATTAACTGCTTCACAATGGTGCGAGAGACAAGATCGGATGCATCACTAAGGTCTAGTGAGGCCCAATACAAGTGCTCTTTGCATGTCAAGGCATTCACGGTTTGATCCGAGAAATTGATTGCCTCCGTAGCACGCTCGATGCGTGTATATAACCACCGCATGAGTCCCTGTTGAAGGAACATCAGGCTAAGTGGTTCTTCGGAGATGATCCGGGGTTTAACCAGATCCTTCGGCACTGAGACCACTTTCGTGATCGGGTGCTTTTCAATCACACAAGCCTTACGGCTTGAGGCCCAAATCGACGCATTCCCGTAAAAGAGATCAGCTGAAAGCGGTGTTGGGCGGTCGGGACGACCGCCTACTAACTGCTCAAGTTGACGGTAGGTAGTGGTGAAACACCACTTATCCCACTGTTTCTCTCCAGTCGCAACTGAGCCTGACCCATGCTTGGGGTTTAATTCCCAAATCGAGGGTGCAGGTCCTAAAAGCCGGGCAGTTATCTGCCTGGCAGCTGCGAGAACTGCGGGGTCCCGGACGCGAGCCCGGGAGTTAGCGACACGATGTCGCCATGCTTCGATAGCAACGGTATCGTCACACAACCCTTCTAAGCGGGATAGAAAGCCCACTAACTGACGGATGGCGCGGATCCCTTGCGGGTCCGCGGGCCGCCAGCGGAGCCATTTTGTATCTGCCACGTCACCTTCGCACAAAGAAGCATTTACTGCTTTCCATGCTTGGTGAAGCTGGTTTAAGGTACAACGTTTAACAAGGACGTAGTCCTTGTCGAACATGGCTCTATTAGGGTAGAATTTCCGGCAGTCAGAGAAGGCTGCCATTATAAGACGATGCAACACCGGATTCTCCAACAAGGGAGCATCCAGCGCAGGAAGCGCTGGTCCGGTTTTCTTTCGGGTTGAAACACTCATGGTGCTTTCACCGGCAGCTTAACCAGGTCGTCGGTCAAAAAGTCAGGGAGCAAAGTCGCTATGTAGCGTTCCCCTCCTTTACGCTCTATCCATACATCTTGCCTCCAGTTTAAGGAGACGAGTTTTAGTACGGAAGATAAGCGTATCGAAGTAGGGAACACTAAAGCGGCGATGAGCCACCGACTCGTGTCCGTTAGATCCGCAATCTGTGCGAACGAAAGTTTCGGGCGGTCATCGCGAAACGCGATGTAATCGTCATAAACAATCGTTTTTGCGTAGATCAACGTATCTGTAAAATCACGGACGACGCTGCAATGCTCGCACTTCCGCTCGCCGAATGTAATCCGGCACGCGGTGATAGTGAGGGCATCGCGCTTTGAATTGACTTCCCATTTAAGGCTGTAGTTGTAAGTTGCCATTTGAGTAACTCCAGTTATTGGTTAGGTTGGACGGTTGTCCTATGAACTAGGAAGCAACGCGATTCCGCAGTTGCTTCTTATACGCAGAGACCATAGTATAGTAATCGGTCCTAGCTTGCGTAGCCGCGGCGTTAGCCTGGTTATGCACAAGTTGAGCCGAATACGAGAGGTCAAGCCCAGCGATGACAGCGTCATCGTAGCTTTTTCTCGCGGTCATGCGTTTCGTCTCAGCAGCCTGCCACACGGCGAAGGCTGCATTGATGTCAGCGTATGCGAACGAAGTTACTTCTTGCGAAGCAACCGCGCGCACCGTTTGACTATCAGGGACGCTAGAGGGGGTACCACTAAAGATACCCCTTGTAGGAGTAGAGGGCGCAGCCATTGATACATAACCTTAGTAGGTGATGCCGTCAAGGGTTGCGTCGACCATGCCCGAGAGGGCCCAATAACCATTCTGCGCGGCGATGACATCTTTGACGATGACATCGGTGACAGCAGCAGAACGCGGGACCGTGATAGTCCGAGAATCGGACACAATCTGGGGGTTTCCATCAGCATCGAGAACGACGCTCTGGAAAAGCACAGTGTGGCGATCGGAACCACGGGAACCAATCGGCTTCATCGAATGCGAAATCCGAGCCTGACGCGGAGCGGCAGGACTGGAAGACGTATCGACGTAGTCGGTGGTGTTGCCCGAAGAACGGAGTTTATAAGTGACGTCAGTAGTGCCGTCACTCTTCTTCACGATGAAAGAAGGTTGCATGGATGGATCCTTTGTTTGTCGTCGCCCCTAAGGGGTCTCGATCATGATAGGAGGAATCGTTAGATCGCACTCGCGATCGAACGTGAGGCCTGGCTCGTATCGAGTATTATCGACGTCCAGCCCTCGTTGCTTTCGTATATATCTGATTCAAAGTCGGCCATTTCTTTGGCTTTGGCTTTGGAGTCTGACGTAAACGCTGCAACGAGAGGGAAACCGACAAGGCCGTTCTGGAGACAGACCAATCTGACGATTGGTCGGGCCACCATTGTGCCACGCTTGGCATCCCAAGCGAGCGGACATAGTGCGAGCCCCGTTGTGTAATGGTCGACAGCAGAAGGTTGCTCCAAGATGGAACAGCCGTGCTACCTACACGACACTCAAGGACAGTCACCCACGTCATTTTTGTGGAGTGAATATAGTTGAAGAGGGAGTAATCCGTTGTCACGGCACTTTCATCAACCAAATCCCAACCGGCTTGTTCGACCTTTTTGATAGCCTTCCCGATGGGAAGGAACCAATCAGCAACGAACGAAAACGGGATGAGATTCCAAATGGAAGTCAACGGGCTTGTGAGGCCCAACGCCTGTGACACGTGTTTCCAGCGTGTCGAGGGGTTATCAACGTTGTAGAAAGCGGTACAATCCGCTGACACAACTCCAACCCCCTTAACCCACGTGGAGAATGTGCGATTGACCTTAGGCCAATCGTTGGCATTCCCAGTGGCGACGTCTTTTGTCTCGTATTCAAGCTGCGAAGTTGTGCGAGCCGTCAACCTCACGGTGCGGTTCGAACGATCACGCAGTTCCTGACGACGATCTCGGATCTTTTGGTTGATCTCGAGAAACGATGCAATATCTCGGATGAGCGGGGCCGCGCCAAATGAATAGGCGAGGTGACCGTCCGCGAGTTCTTGCAACGAAGGCAAAGAAGCGCGCTTCCCTTTACGTCTGCGGCCTTTGAGGGCCTTGCGGACGCGTGAATCATAGATCCACCATTTTCGAGTCAAGGCCTTGAACGATTGGATTACTCCTTTCGCCAGAGCCTTAAGCTCGATCACCTCGGCAGCG